CTCACATGATATTCTATCCTTATGTTTTACTAAAGTATCGTATCTTTTGTATAATCTTGCATAGGTATAATTTTCTACAAGTTCTGACCGCACTTCCTTTTCTACCTTTTCTTTTATAAAAGGTAATAATATGTCTAAAGCTATGTCTCCATACTGAGCGTATGTATTTGGTATTTGTTGATCATTTTTAAATCCAAAAATTGTATTAAAAGGAGAGATAAATTGAATATTATTTAAATACTCATAAACTTCTCTTTTATTTTTTAAATATTCAAACAGAAAAGAAGTTAGTTCTTCACCTATTACATTTGGTATAACGACATAACTATTTTTGATGAATGTATTCATGGATATTTAAATAAAGGATTATAAGTTTAGTATTACTTGTTACTTTTTGAATTGCTCTAGGAATATGAGTTGGTATAAATAAAATCTCTCCTTCAAATAATTCAAAAGTTTTATTTTCACAAAGTGTATGATCATAATAATCTATGTTAATTCCTTTTGTATCTACACCAACAAAACATTCATATTGACCTTGATCTGAACCAACATGCCATTCAATATAACTATCTTTAGATAAAGATGCTTTATAAAATCTTAAAACTTCTGCTTTTTGATGTCTAGAATTAGATGTAAACTTAGTTAATGCATTTGATATTACAGTATTAAAGAAAAAATCTGAATAATATCTTGGTACATTTTTTTCTAGCACTGAGTCTGTTTTAATAACACTGTTTTGTTTTACGTTGGCTTCAGGTGTTTCTTTATACAAACGTAAAAGTTCTTTTTTATTGTTTTTAAAATTCTCTATTTTTAATTTAATCATTCTAAATAAAAGAATTACCACATGTCCACATGACTAATGAATTTCTTTTTCCTTTCGTTATTGGTTTAACTGTATGTATAACAAATGATGGAAAAACTACAATACTTCCTTTTTCTTTAAATCCTTCTGGACTTATTGTCTTATACTCTCCATCACCAGCAGGTATTCTAAATAAAAACTCTCCTCCTTTATACTTACTAGAATCTGTTAGATTAACAGACATAGATATTTTTCTTATTAATCCTTTTAATCTTCCCTTTTCAAAGGGAGTTGAAAATTGATCGCAATGAAAACCATAATGTTGATTTTTTCCATATTCTGTAAATTGAATATCTTCGTTATCGGAATATTGATAGTTCCAATTACCTTCTTGATTAGCAATAGCTACAACTCCTTTTAATTCATTTGTAATCCAAGGAGGGTTTATAAATTTTATATTTGATTTTCTAATTGATGAACTTTTAGCTTTGGCTTCTTTGCTAGTTGGATTGTTTTGTTCAATTAAAGTTATTGCTCTATCTAGCTTATGTTTTTGTTTAACATAATCAATAACTTCATCACAAAAAGTTTTAGGTAAAATATTATTAAATACCCTATAACAACACTCTAATTCCATTCTAGGAATTATTTATATTATTTTAGGTTAGATAGCAACCCATTGAGAATCATCCCAATAATGAGTACCGTTTAGGTCAGTTGTTTCTCTTTTTTCCCATCTTAAATTATCTTCATTCCAAACAATAACTTCATTCGCAGATACTGTACTGTCTGAAGGTCTAGCTTGAGGAGCTTCCCATTGATAGTTTGAAGTGTTTAAAGTCCAACTTGGAAGTTGGTGCTCTGTGAAATAATAAGCATTAGCGCTACTATCAAAAAACATATCAGGACCTGCACCATTGAATCTTTTTTCAGCCTCTCCTTCTGCATCTAAAAAATTCCGTTTCCAATAAGTTTCTGGATATTCTCCTTCGTGACTTGAATCATTAGGTATGTTTGCAGCAACCCAAGCTTCTGCTTCTGCTTCAGTTTTACCTGCAATGTCAGAGTCGTTAATTACAACACTTCTTAATACTATGTTGTCTGATGTTTTTATTTCTGCAAAGTCTGCCATGATTACGCCGTATATGTCCCTGGTCCTGTAAATTTATGAATAGTATTACCACCAGATGATGTAATACTGTTTCCACCTAATCCAACTTGAGATCCTGGATATGATACAAGAACAATACCGGGTCCTCCTGAGTTACTTGAACTGTTGTGTCTTCCGCCGCCGCCAGTTCCTGTGTTTGTGCCGCCGCCTCCGGATCCTCCGGGACCACCGCCACCGTGACCATTACCTTGTCCGCCTCCTGAATATGTTACTGGGCTACCTGAAAGAGATGTAGGATAACCTGCTCCTCCATTTGATCCTGATCCTGCAGCGTTTTTACCGCCACCACCAGATCCACTTGCTCCTGGGTTTCCTTGTCCTGGAACACCTGAACCACCCGATTGTGGAGATGAGTCTGTAGAGCCACCACCAGATCCTCCTGGAGATCCATTTCTGGAACCTTCTCTTCCACCTGTTCCACCACCTGTTGTGGGGACAGGGCCAAAGGAACTATTAGATCCATTAGAACCTCTTGATCCTCCGCCAGATCCTCCGCCGGAACCAATTGTTGTTGAAAAAGTTGCGTCAGGATCAACTTCAAGAGTTGTGGTTATAAGGCCTCCGCCACCGCCTGATCCTCCAGACTGTCCAGATCCTCCACCGCCACCTGCGGCAACTAAATAAGTTATTGTGTAAGGGCTACGTCCACCTTGGTTACTACCAAAACCTCTTGCGGATGCTGCGCCTCTTGTTGTTAATAAAGGCATTTTATTTATCTCCTATTATGCGTACTGCGTTATAGATGCTAAAACTTTGAATGTAGCATCTGACGTTTTAATAACAGTGTAAATATAAGAGTCAATTGAGTTTGTATTTCCTTCAGTTGGGGCTGAACCGCCTTGCCATTCAGGAGTTACACCTGAACCATCAATTTGAACAGCACTATTCATATATTCAGAACTGCCTATAGTTACTAAGTGAGCAATGGTAATAGCTTCACCGTCATCCATAATAGTGTTTAATGCTGTAGAACCATCACCTCTTATATTTAAAGTCCAGTCTCCTGAAGCATCAGAAGTGTAATACCAAACTGCTTGAGTTAATACATCGTAATTTTTAGTTCCAGTAGCAGCTGTTGCTTCAGTTGTAACTTTTTCTGCAAGACTTTCAATTTTACCTTGACCGTCGATAGTTGCTCTACCATAACCGTTAGGAGCGATCGTCATGTCTCCATTTGCTCCATCTGTGATAGTAACTGTTCCTGAGTTAGTTCCACTATTTGTACTTAAAACTAGGTCAGTTGCACCACCAGTAGTTAGTGTCAGTGTTCCAGCGCCGTTTGAAGTTAATATAGCTGCTGCTCCTGAGTCTCCAACTTTTACAGTGTCACCCGCAAGAACAACGTCCCCAGTTCCTTTTGGAGTTACGTTAATGTCAATATTTGAATCGCCACCAGTAGATGAAAGAGTAGGTCCGCTTCCAGTAGCTGCGTTTGCAATTGTAAATTCGTTAACTGCAGAACCAGTTGCTGTTAATAAAGCTAACTCGTTTCCACTTGTATCTAAAATAGATGTTCCGATTGCAGGACTTGTTAAAGTTTTATTTGTTAAAGTTTGTGCATTTGCTGCTGTAGTTAATCCAACATCAATAATATCTGGGTTAGTACCATCATTAGCTGATGCATAAATTAGTTTCCAATCTTTATCAGTTGTTCCCCAAGTTACACTTCCGCCTGAACCAGTAACATATTTAAATTGAACTGTATAAGCACCAGAAGTACTATTTTTTACTAAGTACCAGTTTTCTACATCGATAGGAATTGTTACAACTTTATTCCCTGTGATTGCTTGTGCTGATTCTGCACCCAGAACAATTATTCTAGTTGCGAGAGTAGCTCCTGTGGAACCATCTGAAACAGCTAATGTAGTTGTGTTCGCTCCAGCTCCTGCAGCGTTTAAAGTTTGAACAACATATCCACTAGATATCTGTTCGCCAATTTGTAAATTCGTATTTGTTTTTGTTCCCCATGTACCGGCGTTTTCGCCAGTTGCCATAAGTTCTACCCCTAAAGGTGTGTATGTTGATGCCATAATTTTTTTCTCCTACGCAGCGTGATTTATGTCTGTATACTCCGTGTAGCCGGTGATGTCAATGTTTTTATATCCTATTGTTCCAAACCCTGTTGTACCTAATTCTGCCGTTGCTTCTTGACCAGTTAATCCTACAACATCAGAAGGTGCGATAGCTCCTACAGAAGCTGTTGCTGATACGCCTGTTAAAGGTACTCCTATTGCTGGGATAATTGCCCCTACTGACGCAGTTACACTCATACCAGTAAGATCGATAAGTTGAGTTTCAGTTACTTCAACTGAACCAACACCCGCTGTAGCACTTACTCCTGTTACAGGAACCCCTATTTCTACTGTTGGTGTTCCCACAGAAGATGTCGCAGCTACTCCTGTTAATGGTACACCTATTTCATAAGCTAATGATCCAACACTTGCTGTTGCTGAAACACCAGTTAAACTTAAATCGCCAGGGCCATATAATAATCCAGGTGTTCCGACCGCTGTTGTTGCTGATTGACCCGTTAGACCAATAGACATTTCAGTTGGAGTAATTGCTCCAACAGAAGTCGTTGCAACTCCACTAGAACTAACATCTACTATTACAGTATGTGCAGATTCACCCCAGTTCTCAAATCCCCAAGTATCTCTACCCCATCCTGATTCAGGGAACGCGGTAACTGATCCGACTGCAGTGGTTGCTTCTAAACCTACTAAAGTAATAACTGGTTCGTCAGAATCATTCCAAGGTTCTGCTCCCCACGCGTCTCTACCCCAACCAGCGTTTGGTGCTTCTACTGTATCTCCAACAGAAGCAGTCATTGCTGACGGTGCGGTAATTGGTACTATAATTTGTGGGTCCGGTGTTCCGACTGCAGATGTTAAACCTGTCGGTGCAGTAAGTTCAATAAGGAATTGAACTCCTGCTGCTCCTATTGCAGATGTTGCTTGTAAACCAGTTAATAGAACAGAGTAGTCAACACCCCAACCTAAGTTACCCCATTTATATCTACCCCAACCATCAGTGGCTGCGGCATAATCTAAAGTTCCTAAAGAAGTTGTGGCTGATACACCTGTAAGTGTTACCCCTAAACCTGATTCTCCCCAGTTCTCAGTTCCCCATGTATCCGAACTCCATCCTGCTTCGGGAAAAGAAAGAGGTGTTCCTAATGATGTTGTTGCTGATTGACCGGTTAAAGTAAGTGTAACAGTATTAGATTGCCAAGAGTTATTTCCCCAGGCTACTGAAGGACTATCTCCACCCCAGATAGATGCCATAAGGATTTACCTCCTTATGCTATTCTAACTATAGCTGTTGTCGCTGCTTTAGCAGGGAATTGAATTGTGAAAGTTCCAGATGAAACTGCTTTGTCTCCACCAAATGCAACTGCACAAACTGAAGGATCTCCAGATGCAGTATCATTATAAATTAAACATCCATTCGCTGTGAAAGACGCAGACGTCCAAGATATATCATCAAAGTCACAACAAGCTGTTGAAGAATCCAAAGATGGAGTCACACTTGTTAATGCTTTTCCGCCAGCTGTGTAAGCTGTTCCAGATGAGTTTGTAATTTCGTTTGAACTTGAATAAGCTGTAGTCGATGCACTTAAAGTTGCTGAACTTGTGAAAAGTGCAATTTTAAAAGTATTACCTGTAGACGCTGTAAAGTTATGAACGGCTTTTAAAATTTCGTTTTTAAAGCTGTTACATATTGCCGATGTTATTGCCATAATATTTTCTCCTCAATTTATGGTGACGGTGACTTAACTGGTATTCTGACTGTTCCATCAGTGTAGTCGTCTCGTCTTCGTCTACCTAGTTGCATTCCTGCAAACTGTTGTACTGCATTTTTATATTTATTTTCATATAATGTCAAGACATCCATTGGACCTTTTAAATAACTAAATGCTTCTACCAAGCAGGCATATAATAGCCCTTGTGGGAAGTACTTACTTAAATAAGTCCCAGAGGTTTTAGTCCCTAATCCTGCAGGTATCATATTGTAATATATCCTATACAGATAATTAGCATCAGGTGTAGGGGCTATATAAAGCCCTCCTGAAGTAGTATCACCATCCCCTGTGGCACCGCCAAACATGGCATAGTACTTAGGAAATCCTGTAACATCTTGAGCTGTTAAATTTCCTTCTGGCCCAGTTAGCCTATCAGTATACTCTGATAAATAAGTTTGATCTTTTTTCTCTAGCCAAGTACCAGCGCCCTGAGTGTTAGCTGTACTAGTAAAAACTTCAACACCTCTAATAAATAGAGCTCCAGTATCACCTTTAGTGCCTTTACCTGGCGAATTTATAGTATTATCATCTGCTACTAATGTCCCTTCAGAAACATATCTAGCTGAATCCATAGGCAGTTCTTGATTAATTCTAAATTCTGCATTTTCTATAAATCTGCCTAGAACAGCACCACTAAAAACAGTACTATCTACTTCTGCGTAATCTCTAATGTCAGCTTCTAATGCTGAAAGTGTGTATCCTGCCATTATAAACTCTCTATGTTAAGAGGACTAACCACACAGTTAAATCCTCCTCCTGTTGCAGTGCCTGTTGCAGCACTTGGCAACGTTATTGTAAAACTATTTTTTTCTGTAATAGTTGTGTTAGCATCATTAACATAACTTGTCTCGATCAAAGAAGCAACTTTAAATGATCCATAGACCGTGGCTCCGGAATTATGTGCACCTGCTGTTGTAGATGGGGGAGTATACCCTCGATAAAGTGAAGAAGTACCTCTTGTACATCCAGTTAAATCATGTGTCGATCTTCCAGTATATTGAATAACTTCATTTTGATATCTACCCACCAATAAAGGATTAGTAATTGTACCAGCATCTAAATCAGCCTGACTCCAAACTTTTTCAATCATAATAAATCCTGATGTTGGAAAATTTGATCCATCAGTTAATGTAATTGTAGTAGCACTATCTGTAATGTTTCCGTTTAAAGTTGTTTGTAATTGAAACGCATCAACAGAGACTCCACCAACAGGTTCTTTAACTGCAGTAAATCTTAAGACATCATTAACTGAATATCTACTAAATGGAAATGAAACTGTTAGAGTTGTACTTCCTGCAGTCGTAAAAGGATTAGCCGGTAAAAAATCTTGTGTTGCAAATTCTGTTCTAGCTGGTCTTGCTCTTTGTAAAGCTTGTGGATCAGCACTTGTAGGTTTTGGATCTAATTGTGGTTGTTTAGGTTCATATTCTGAATTATGTACAAAAGCACCGGTCCATTCTCTAACCATTTCATTATATGGAAAAGCCATACCTGATCTATCAGATATTGCTAATGCATATTTACCTTGCGAAAAAGTAGTCATTAAGCAATCCCCGGATAGTAAATTTTAGGTGATATATAAGTAGAGTTAGAAGAACCATCTTCATCTTCTGCTCTTAATAATTCATCTTCATATAAAAGTTTTAATTCTTGTGTTCTTTGTGGAGCATATTTAACTGATAAATAATATGCCAAACCTGAAATCATACAAGGTATAAATCTATAAGGAACATCGGTTGCATTTGTGTAAGCACCGACATCGTCAATTCTTTTTGTGTAATAAAAATTAATAAAGTTTCCATCTTGAGCTGCACCTGGAGTTAAGTATAAAGTCATAGTAACTTTATCTATAAATCTTTGAACCCAGTATTGAGTAGGTAAACCAGTAGCAGTTTTATTTGAAAAGCCTTGGTACTGTGATCTGCTAATTTTTGTCATTGGAGTATCAACCGAAGTAGCCTTAACTCTATAGTCGGCTTCTTGTATATCTGTCATTCCATTTGGAAATTGAGTAACTGCATCACTTGTACTATGAGTAGCAGCCGTACTTCCGTTTACGCCTCTTACACAGCCTGTTAAATCTAAAGTTGATATTCCACTGTATGTAATCTGTTCACTATTAATAGTTATAATTCCGCCAGTTGTAGGCATACCTGTAACGTCAGCCACAGGAACTGTCGTAACGCTTGCATTAATACCTGCAGTTAATGTAGTTGCAATTCCTTCAGACGCACCGTCTGCAGGAGAACGATAAAAAGTATAAGTTGCTTGGTCCTCTACTAATTGAACGTTTTGATTTTTTACTTCCCAAAACTGAAGTCCTCTATTACCCCATTCAGAAAATAAAATATTTAAAGATCTTTTTGCTGTTTTTAATTGGTAACCAGAAACCCCTTGCATACCAATACGTTCGTATGCATCTTCTATAATCTCGTCTATGCCTAGGTTCTTATCAAAAACATAAGAGCCGGAAGTGGTATTAGCCATTTAAACTCCTTACGCGTAATAGGCTGTAAATGAATCTATAGCTGATAATGTTACGTAAGGTGCAGTATCAAACTTAACTCCGTTACCACCAAAATTAAAATTTAAAGTATCATTACTCGCACTTCCACCTTTAAGATGAATTTTAATAACGCCCGTAGCAGAAGTATTGTCGTGAATAGTTATTTCACCATCTGCGCCAGTTAAATGTGCATTAATACTTATAATTCTACATGGTCCTAAATCTACAGAAGAACCACCTATGCTTCCTTGTAATTCACCCGTAGATGTTAATTCAATAGAAGCTTTAACATCTGATAATTGTGTACCCATAATTTTCTCCTTAAAAAGTGCTCCCGAAGGAGCACTTTAATTATTTACTAGCTTAAGTTAATATTTTGTTGGTACAAAATAGTAGCTCTAATTTCACCGGCATCAGTTGCACCAGTACTCGTCCACGTCAGTTTTAGGTCTGCAGTTCCTACGTCAGCCCAAGCCAATGCACCGCCAGCTTCTGTTGTTGGATATGCTCTTCCAACTCCTGAAGCAACTGTCACTGAATATGAGTTGAGTAAAGAAGTGTTCCCACCAACTGTATCTCCAATACTGAAAACACATGTAGCATTTCCCATTACTGTAGGTTTATCAAGGACTATGTCAATGATTTGTGAGTTAGCTGGAATAACGACAGTAGTAGAGTTTGCAGCAGAAGCCCCACCCGCAAGAGTAGTTCCTGTTGAAAACGTCTGTGCCATTACCACTTGTCCTGTGTTTTTCACATTAGAACCAAGTGTTGTTCCAGTTGTATTTGAAATCGTTCCCGCTTTTATCGGTCCCGAAAATGTAGTTGTCGCCATAATATCCTCCTAGAATATTTTAAATGTAGTCACCTAGGGTGTGTCGACTATACGCGTCTACACTTAAAGCATTATTATAATGTATAGTGATTAAATTATATATGAATTTTTAGTAGAGTGCAAGAGATCCTACGGGAAATGTACGATTTCAGCGATGTAGCTTTTGATTAAGTAGCTACAGAAACTTCTGGGGCAGCATCAATAATTGCATTTTCTCTATTTGCAATTTTAGATTCTTCGAGCTTGATCTCATTGATAGTGTCTTTAATCGCATTATCAATTCTAACCATGTCTAGAGTATATTTGCCTTCTTGCTCATACTCCAGCTGCCACTTCAACTCCAAGGACCTTTTTTGTTTGTATAGGTCTTTGACCATCAACAACCTCCTCATAGGTTATTCGTTGTATCTTTGGATCCATCATTTCTCCAAGATACTCCCATTTTATACTCTTTTCTCCAAGTTTGTCAACTATAGCGTTTTCTATAGCTAATGAGGTTTCTATGCAGGTTATAACGAAATCTGCATGATATTGGTAGGCATTAATTTGTACTCTGAAGTTTTTAGGGTGCATTTTCTCTTTCTATTTGATGATTGTGGCGGAACTGTGTCCCGCCACAAAAAGTTTGTTAAGTATTACGCTCCAGCTGTTCCGAAGATACCTCTAGGGTCTGATACGCCAAAAACGTATCTTTCTCTAGCTTTGTATCTAACGTTGCCAGTATCGAAATCACCTTCCATCT